GTTTAAAGAACGCTTTGAAGATGACTACTATATTGAAGTCATGCCTCACAACGAAGCACATATTAATAAATATTTAATTGAACTTGCAGATGAGTTTGGAATTAAGGTTGTTGTAACACCAGACTGCCACCATGTAGACTCGTCACAAAAAGAAGTTCAAGAATTTAAGTTGCTTATGAACACCCACGGTAAGTTTGTAAAAGATGCAACATACGAGAAGTCAAAGAAAAAGGGCAACATGATGGAACGCCTTGACTATCTTTATGGCGAAGACCGTCAGATTACATTTAATAAGTTTGATATCCACCTGCTCTCATATGAAGAGATCAAAGCAGCCATGGAATCGCAGGGTATTGATAGACCAGACATATACTCAAACACACTCCTATTAGCAGAGACAGTAGGAGACTATGGAATTCAAGAAGGACTAAACCTTCTTCCAGTACAGTACAAGAGTCCTGATAAGGAACTTGCAAAGGTTGCACTAGAAGGTTTGGCAGAGCGTGGTTTATCAGAAAACAAAGAGTATCTTGATAGACTTGAAGAAGAGTTGCAGATTATTAAAGATAAGAAGTTTGCTCCATACTTCCTTGTTGTGAGTAACATGATCAACTGGGCTAAGAAGGAAGAAATTATGGTTGGGCCAGGTCGTGGTTCATCTGCTGGCTCTCTTGTTTGCTACGCACTAAAAATTACAGACATTGATCCTATTGAACACAACCTTTTGTTCTTCCGTTTTATTAATCCAGAGCGTAACGACTTTCCAGATATCGATACAGATATTCAGGATACTCGTCGTGAAGAAGTAAAAGACTATCTTGTTAGACAGTATAGACACGTTGCATCCATTGCTACCTTCCTTCAGTTTACTGGAAAGGGAATTGTTAGAGATGTCTCAAGAGTTCTAAACATTCCTTTGTCAGATGTAAACAAGGTCTTGAAAACTGTAGACTCTTGGGATGATTTCTGTACATCAAAATCAACATACGAGTTTCGTGAGAAGTATCCAGAAGTAGAAGTTTACGGAGAACAACTTCGTGGTCGTATCCGTGGAACTGGTATTCATGCTGCTGGTGTTGTAACTGCAAAAGAACCAATCTTTAGATACGCACCACTTGAAACAAGATCTTCTACTGGATCTGATGAAAGAATTCCAGTCGTTGGTGTTGACATGGAAGAGGCTGAAAGAATTGGCTTAATTAAGATTGATGCACTTGGTCTTAAGACTTTGTCTGTTCTTAAGAATACAATTGACATTATTAAAGAGCGAGATGGCAAAAAGATTGATCTTCTTAAGATTAAGATGGACGATGCCAATGTATATCAGATGTTATCAGATGGATATACTAAGGGTGTGTTCCAGTGTGAAGCAGCACCATACACAAACCTTCTTGTTAAGATGGGTGTCAAGAATCTAAATGAACTTGCAGCATCAAATGCTCTTGTTCGTCCAGGTGCAATGAATACTATTGGAAAGGACTATGTTGATCGTAAACATGGTCGTCAAAACATTTCTTATACTCATCAAGTACTAAAACAATTTACGGAGGACACTTATGGCTGTATTCTTTACCAGGAACAAGTTATGCAAGCATGCGTACACCTTGGCGGTATGTCCATGTCGGAAGCAGATAAAGTTAGAAAGATCATTGGAAAGAAAAAGGATGCTAAAGAATTTGATCAGTTTAAAGAAAAATTCGTAGAGGGAGCATCTAAATTCATTACTCCTCATGCTGCTTTAGATCTATGGCATGATTTTGAGGCTCACGCAGGGTACTCATTTAACAAGTCACACGCAGTAGCATACTCAACGCTATCCTATTGGACAGCATGGTTAAAGTATTATTATCCACTTGAGTTTATGTACTCAGTGCTAAAGAATGAAAAGGATAAAGATGCAAGAACTGAATATCTTATTGAGGCAAAAAGAATGGGTATTAGCGTTAAGTTACCTCACATTAACGACTCGGATATTGATTTTAAAATTGAGGGTAAGGGTATTCGGTTTGGGCTCACTGCTATCAAGTTCATATCTGACAAAATTGCAGAAAGATATATTGCAGCACGACCATTTGGTTCATACAAAGAACTTGAAGAGTTTACATTTACCAAGGGTAACGGAGTAAACAGTCGTGCCTTACAAGCACTAAGGGCAATCGGTGCTGCAACATTCAATGATAATCCTAGAAATGATCAGGATATTAAAGAGAACTTATATGAATACTTAAACCTTCCAGAGTTTAATATCACTATACCTTCTCACTACTATGCCTTCATTCAAGATATTGTTGACTTTGAAGAAAAGGGATCATACATATTTATGGGTATGGTAAAATCAATTAAACGAGGAACAGGATGGTCACGAGTTGAAATTTTGGACAAAACTGGCAGTGTCGGTATATTTGACGATGAAAATACAACTATTGAGACGGGTCGTTCTTATCTTGTCTTGTGTAATGATAACAGGATTGTTTCTTTCATACCTTCAGACGAGATAAAAGAATCATCACATGCTCTTGTAAAGTTCTTAAGTTACAAGCAGTTGCCATACAAGGATGATGAAATGTTTGTTGTATCGTTTAAGCCAAGGATCACAAAGGCTGGAAAGAAGATGGCATCTCTCACACTTGCAGATACGAGCAGAGACTTGCATTCTATTACAGTTTTCCCTACATCTTTTGCAAAGGCGTATATGCATATTGAAGAAGGAAAGTCATACAAGTTTGATTTTGGAAAGACTAAAGACGGAACAGTAACATTGGAGGATGTACATGTCAGTTAGTATAGAAGAAGCATTAGCACAACTTGATCCTAAGTTAAGAAAAAGATTAGGCAGTGGAGTAGGTGTTAACTATGAGTACCAGCCAACCCCTAGTTATGGATTAAATCGTGCACTAGGTGGTGGACTTCCTTATGGTAGACAGGTACTTATCTGGGGTTCAAAGTCTTCGGCAAAGTCTTCTATGTGCCTTCAGATGATTGCTTTAGCACAGGCAGAAGGAAAGTTGTGTGCCTGGATTGACTCAGAGATGTCATACTCAGAAGACTGGGCCAGAACTCTTGGGGTAGATCCAGAAAAACTAATCTACTCACAAGCAAGAACTATCAGCGACATGGTAGACGTAGGTGTTGGACTAATGAACGCTGGCGTAGACCTAATTGTGGTAGACTCTATTACATCAATGCTTCCAGCAATCTATTTTGAAAAAGATACAGATGAAATGAAGGCATTAGAAAATACAAAACAGATTGGAGCCGAATCCCGTGACTTTAGTAACGCATGGAAAATGCTTAACTATGCAAACAATAAAGTTAAGCCAACTTTGCTTGTTCTTATTTCTCAGTCTCGTAACAATATTAATGCTATGTATACTAGCCAGCAGCCTTCTGGTGGTCAGGCTACTAAGTTTTATTCCTCATGTATTATTAAACTCTTTTCTTCAGAGTCAGACAATCAAGCGATTAAGGGCAAAATCAAGGTAGGAGATAAATTAATTGAAGAAAAAATTGGTAGAACTATTAAGTGGGAACTCCAGTTCTCCAAAACCTCTCCAGGGTTCCAGTCTGGTGAGTACGATTTTTATTTTAGAGGTGACGATATTGGTCTTGATACCATTGGTGATTTGGTTACTACCGCAGAACTAAACGGTATTGTAGAGCGCACTGGTGCTTGGTATATACTTCCTGACGGGACAAAGGTACAAGGCAAGGAAGCATTTGTTAATCGTGTAAGAGAGGATCTTGACTTGCAAGAATCAATCAAGTCTAAGTTAAATGGCTAACTACAGTATATACCCAGGCAAGTTTCTTTGTAAGACTTGCAAAAAAGAAGTAAAGACTATGAGAGTCTATTTAGACACTGGCATGGCTTCTTGGATGTGTTCTGATAAGCATTTGTCAGAAATAATGTTGTTTAAAAAAGGATACAAGAAAGTAAAACAAGATGACTGAGAAAAGTGAAAGCAAGAGAATTGGTGCGAAACAGCACAAAAACTCTGGTCGTAATACCCAAAAAGGAGACGCTTCTTGGAAAAATTTTGTTGTAGATTTTAAAGAGGTTGGCAAGTCCTTTACCTTGAACAAAGAGGTTTGGGCTAAGGCAACTACAGATGCTATGAAAAATGGCAAGGACCCAGCAATTGTGGTGGTTCTAGGCGAGGGTAACTCTAAAGTTAGACTTGCTATAATTGAGATGAGTATTCTAGAAGACATGGTGGAGGAATAATGGAACAGCAAGGAACAACAATAGATATGGTCAATGGTCTTTCAGAGATAGCAGACTATATGCAAGACGAAGAACTTACGGTAGCACTAACAATGATTGCTAAATTAATTATAAAGCCAGACATCCCAATCAATGTTGCTCACGTAGAGATTGTAAGGCTTCAGGCAATTGCTGCAAAGATGGCTTTTAAGGCTACCTGGATGGCTAATGTTGACAAGTCAGATCGTGGAAAGAAGAACCTTTATTATACGGCAGCAGAGTCGCTTAATAATTTAGTGTCTGCACTCAAATATATTACACGCTAATCTGCTATACTTATACTAACTGAAACGAGAAACGATGACGAAGAATTTACTGCACACTGTAATGATAAAGCCAGAAGAAAAGCCGATTCACCGCATGGATATAGCGGGACTTGAGGCAAAGATTAAAGAAGGCTATACGATTACTCGTGTAGACAAGCATACAACAAAGAAAACTTTTGCACCATCAACCATTGCTTATGGCCATGGAGAGTGTGCAAGATACTGGTACCTTGCATTTGATGGTCAGATTTTTGAAGATAATGCAGACGCATACGCATCAGCAAATATGACTGCTGGCACTCTATCACATGCAAGAATTCAAAACGCAATGCTAAATGCTGGTATTGTTAAGGTTTTCCGTGATGAAAATAATGAAGCAACAACAGAGTTTAAGATTATAAATGAAGATCCTCCTATCTTTGGGTATGGGGATGTCATGTTTAATTGGCAAGGAGAAGAACTCATTGGTGAAATTAAAACAATGATGAACGAAGGGTTTGAATATAGAAAGGCATCTGGAAAGGCCAAGACTGGTCACTTGATGCAACTACTTATCTATATGAAAATCTTAAAGAAACCAACAGGTGTCATGATTTATGAAAATAAAAATAATCATGAACTTCTTTTGATACCTGTAGATGTAAACGATCATTACCGTCGGTGGGTAGACCAGGCATTTGATTGGATGAGACTAGTTCGCAAGACATGGGAAGACAGAACCCTGCCAAACAAAAACTATAGATCAAATTCCAAGATATGCAAGTCATGCCCAATTAAAAAAGCATGTGAGTCTGCAGGTCCAGGCGTGTTAAAGATAGCACCCCTGGAGATTCTAAGTGAGACATTGTAACTTTTGCGATAAACAATTTACTCAATCAGTATCGTATCAAATATACTGCTCTGTTGAATGTAGAGAACTTGCAACAAAAGAAAAAATTGCTGCAAGGTATGTGCAATCAAAAAGAGCAAAAAGAAAAGGAAAGACAAGGCTTTGTAAGTCTTGCTCTATGCCACTATCAATCTATAATGATTTCACAGTTTGTTCATCTTGTTCGGTAAATCCAGACGCAGTGAGCAAAGCAATTAAAAAGATTAAGGATAAGACAGATGGTAAAAAATAAATGGGGTTTTGAAGTAAAGCCACACACTATTTGTGCTATTGATGCTAGTACTAATAGTCTTGCATTCGCATTGTTTTCTGGAGATGATCTTGAGTCTGTAGGAAAGATTAACTTTGAAGGAAACGATGTATATGAAAAGGTTATGGATGCAGGTAAAAAGGTAAAAGCATTCTTTGATATATACGGTGGGTTTGAAGCAATCATTATTGAGCACACTGTGTTTATGAATAGCCCCAAGACTGCTGCAGATCTTGCATTGGTTCAAGGAGCAATCCTTGGATCAGCAGGACAGTCTGGGACCAAGGTCATAGGCAAGGTGTCTCCGATTACTTGGCAGAACTTTATTGGCAACAAAAAGATTTCTAAAGATGAGCAACTATTTATTCGTTCACAGCATCCTGGCAAATCTGTCTCATGGTACAAGTCTTACGAAAGAAATCTTCGCAAGGAAAGAACTATTAAGTTTATTAACACTATTTATGACAGATCAATTACTGATAACGACGTAGCAGATGCCTGCGGTATTGGGCATTGGGCACTAAAGAACTGGGAGAAGGCTATATGAAAATATTAGTATCTGTAATATCTTATAAAGAGGGAGATTTGAAGGGAACGATTCTTGATTGCTATTCAAAAGCAAAGAATAAGGATAGCCTTTTTTTCTCTATTGTTGAAGAACACTTTCCAGAATTTTATTCAGATCTTGACTTTGTTCCAGATGATCAGTTATTATATAGAAAGTTTGATCTTTCTGAATACAGAGGTATCCTATGGGCAAGGGACTTAACAACAAAGGATATTCCAGTTGAGTTTGACTATGTACTTTATATTTGTGGACACACAAGATTTGAACAAGACTGGGATATAACATGTTTACAGGAGTATGCAAAAGCAAAGGCAAAATCTGAAACTGGGAAAGCAATCTTAACTTTTTGTAGTCCAGATTTTGCATACAATGAGGACTGGTCTATTAAATACAAAGATGTCGTAAGCACTAACCTTTATCATCCATCTATAACTGGGTGGGACCCAAGATCTCAGACTGCTACAAACTTCATACCAGGATACTGGTTTCCAATTGGTCATGCTCCACCAGAAGACGACGATGTACATGAAGGATATTGGGTGCACTTTACTTGGTGCTTTGCAGAAAAATCATACATAGATGAAGTTCCACTTGATCCAGAAATGAATTTTAATGGAGAAGAACCATATGTTTCTTTACAGTCCTGGGGTCGTGGATGGAGAATGTTTGCTACATCTAAAATATTTTATTATCATAATCTTAAAAGAGAGTACCCAGGAGAACAAATAAGCAGACATAACACCGCAAGACCTTGGGCAGACAACAAAAAACATTATTATTGGGAGCATTCAAGAAAAGCAATGCTTAAGTTAAATTTATTGTTTTCTGGAAGACTTGAGGGTAAGTATGGCAATATTCCACTATCAGTTACACAAGAATACTGTAAAAAAAGTGGTATTGCTTTAGGTATGACAAGGTACAATCCAGAATACGACAAAATTGATGGGTATCAGCATATGATGGGAATAAAAGATTCTCCACCAGTCAATAGAGAAGATCTTGACTGGAAGGTTCCAGGAGTTGACAAATAACATTATGGCTGCTAAACTATATACATCAGAAGTCTTTATGCGTAAGAGATATCTTATGGATAAGAAGACTCCAGAAGAGATTGCAAAGGAATGTGGATGCTCACTAGAGACGATCTATGTTTACCTTGCTAAGTTTGGATTAAGGAAATCAAAACGATGAATAAATTTGAAAAAGCATTAGTCGCACTTGCTGTAGCAGGTAGCGTGGGTTTTGCCTTTGCGTTTGCTGCACTAAAAGGAATTCCAGAAACATTTGATTGGGAAACTGACGAGGAGGAATCTTATGAGTGATAATCTAAACATAACAGTTGACCAAGTAAATAATCCACTGCACTATACCTCAGATCCATCTGGTATTGAGTGTATTGAGATAACTCGTCATCGTAATTTTAATATTGGTAATGCTTTCAAGTATCTTTGGAGAGCAGGACTTAAAGATGAAGCAAAGACAATACAAGATCTTGAGAAAGCAATTTTTTATATCAAGGATGAAATCAATAGGCTAGAGGGAAAATATGTCAACTGAAGACGATCTAGTTAAGCATCTTGACCAAGTAAATTTGGTAGTGGAAGAATACCTAAAAGGTAATGATCCAACAGTAATATCAAAACAACTTGCTATACCAAGACAAAGAGTGGTGACTCTTATCAATGAATGGAAGGTCATGGCCTCAGCCAATGACGCTATCCGTGCTCGTGCTAAAGAAGCACTTGCAGCAGCAGATACACACTACAGCAAGTTAGTATCTCGCACATACGAAGTTATTGATGAAGCATCTATGACTAACAATCTTAGTGCTAAAACTGCAGCAATTAAACT